TGCGCCGCACCCTAGCTGGTGAATTTGTTGTTGTCAACAAGCATCTCGTCGATCATCTTAAGAATGTGGGTCTCTGGAGTAAGGAAATGAAAGACCTAATGGTTAAGGCTGGTGGTTCTATTCAGAACATTGTAGACATCCCTGATGATATTAAGAATCTTTACAAAACTGTATGGGAAATTAGCCAAAAATGTATTATCGACATGGCGGCGGACCGTGGTCGTTTTATTGACCAATCACAATCGATGAATCTGTTCTTGGAAAGTCCCACAATGTCCAAGTTATCTTCGATGCACATGTATGCATGGAAACAAGGCCTCAAAACTGGTATGTATTATCTGAGATCAAAAGCAAAGGCTCGTCCAATCCAATTTAGTTTAGAACCCGATTGTGTGGCTTGTTCAGCTTAAAGTTTTAAGGTGATATCCAATCAGAAGATATGGACAAAGTTATTGAAAATATTCAAATCAATGAATATAACAATCGAAAAATTGTCATCTCCACTAAACAAGGTACCCCACTTCGTGTCCAACTTCCACGAATGTATATGCCATTCGGTGTAAGTGGTTTTACACCAGAGGTTGGACCTACAAAATACAATATCGATTTTGCTGTGAAGGGGTACGATGAGGAGGATAGTTATATGAAAAAGTTCTATGGGTATATCCGTCTTCTTGAAGACACTATAATCAATTCTGTCGTTGAACAAAGTGAAGTTATATTCGGAACTCGTATGTCCAAGGAAGACCTCATGCCGATGTTTAATTCTAACATCAAGGAGGCTATGGGTAGAGAACCAAAAATGCGAATTAAGGTTGATACTACAATAGATGATCGAATTAAGGCAAATGTATTCGATACGGATAAGAACCCACTACATGATGTAGCAACGAATGGTCTCTATGCAAGAAATAGTGGTCACGCTATCGTAGAACTCAATAGTGTATATTTCTTGAACAGAAAGTTCGGTTGTACTTGGAAGCTTCATCAACTTATTGTCTATGAGCCACAAAATCTAAAAGGATTTCAATTTATCATTTAAAATTAAAACACTATATATAGCCTGAGCCTCCTTCAGAAGTTTACCTTGTACCCTGATAAACTTCTTTGGGTCCAGACCTAGTTTAATCTTAGCCACTTTCACAGACTCGTTCCACTTGGAGAGGGTCATCCTTACTTACTATTCTTGATTATTTTTTTGTAAGCCTTGGTACCCTCCTTGGGGACAAGGCAGAAGCAACCCTTGTCGTCAGTTTTATTCTTCGCAGCGTCAATGAACGCCGCGAACTTTGGGTTCTTCTTAAGAGACTTTTTAGAAGCCTTACTCGCAGCCTTGGAAATAATGCGGCCATCTTTCATTTTGAGATCCTTCTTTTCGAGACCACCAGAGGTCTTATTAGCAGTTCCGTGGAATACTTCGGCGCGAGAACCAACAGTCATTTATATTAAGCGCGGAAAATTTTCTTAATGTCAAGAATTGATATTTTTTCAGTTGTCCTGGTCACAGGTATCTGTTTTTCGATACGTTCGTCATTTAGTACTTTTGAACATACAATTGATTTGTGACCCTGAAGAGCCATCATTTCTTCTTCCACACTCACGAACCGTGGGCATTCTTTATACACCAATTTTTTTACATACACTGTATGCTTCTGCCCAGATCTATGACTCCGACCAACCGCCTGTAACTCAGTGGCAGGATTCCAAGCTGGTGCTGTTATATATACACGAGTAGCCTCTTGAAGGTTTAGACCCTGACCACCAGTCTTTATTTGAATGATGAAAATAGCACCCGAATCAGTTTTTTTGAAAGTTTGAATTTGTTTATTTCTCTCCTCCTTAGGAACTGAACCATCGATTCTAAACACCGGGTATTTGTTTTGAAGTTGAGACTGAATGTGATTCATCTCACCTTTGAACTGTGAGAAAATCAAAGTCTTTTCTGTTGGGTGTTCATCGATCATACTGAAGAGAGTTTCCATCTTTTTGGATTCACCCACCCACTTCTCGGGATTGGTCTCATTCTGCTTTGCAATACCATCTAGATACATCTGTGGCCATATCATACACTGTCGGGCCCTCAAAAGACATTCCAAAATAACCATATTTTTTGCATTAAGACTTTGTGCATTTCTGAATGCTTCACGAATAGTATCCTGTGCCCCCAAAAATACACACTCATACAAAGCCTTTTCTTCTGGGTACATATCCAGTTCCACATTCTCAAAGTGGCACGGTGGGAGTTTGAGACGATCTTCTTTGGTTCGTCGAAGAATATAGATGTCTTTGATCTTTGTGGTCATTCCTTGCACCACATTCTTGGATAAACCTAAAAATACACAAAGAGTTACAAAGTCCTCCATGGAATTAAAAACTGGAGTACCAGTCACAAGCCAACGGATTTCTGTTTGTAAGTGATTTACACTTTTGAACATTTTTGAACGTTTATTTCGAATTTCATGTGCCTCGTCCAATATAACACGGTTCCAAAATGTGCGGTGAAGTGGTGTATCATTAGAAGTCATGATACTGTAGGGTGCAATAGTAACACTCGAGGTTTGATCAAGTTTGCGATCAGGTCCATCAAATACATTGACACTGAGTTCGGGTGCAAATTTTATAATCTCTTCATGCCACTGTGTGATAATCGATTTGGGTACGATAATAAGCGTACGAGGTGTCGGGTTCCTGAGCATCACAGAAATAAGCTGTATGGTCTTACCCAAACCCATTTCGTCACATAGGAACCCCCCTTTGGGTCCCGATTCTTGATTTTCCATTCCAAGCATCCATTCAACACCCTCCTTCTGATAGGGGAAGAGAATGTCATCAATCGTTGTAGGGATCTTCATCTGAAAGCTGAGAGACTTCACAAATGACTGGTTCAGGTTCCTTTTTCTTTCGAGTCTTCTTCAACTTAGGTGGCATTTGTAATTAAGTAAAGTATTATTAGAATCAATATCGTGATCAATATTCTAAACCTCATTTTATCTTCAGCTAAAGATATATATCTTGGATTAAATTGTGTATCAACTATTAATTTGTTAAAATTCTTATTAAAATGTATATGTTCAATTTCGTTTATGTTTTTATAGTCATACTTAGCACCGGTATCCCATATTGAAGAGTATCTATAAATGCCAAAACCACTGAAGGCTGAATCAACGCGTACGTACCTATTTAATTTAGTTATAATTGGTACTAATTTATGTGTTGGAGTTACAACATATGTGTCATAAGGTATATTGTTTCTATCTATGGACATTCCGAATATTCCATCTACATCTTTGTGAGTTTCCATATATTGAAACATATCAATGAGACCTTTTTCATCATAATCCAAAAAGTCCATATCTAACATGCACACATAATCATAAACAACGCCCGAATTTATAACAGCGTCAATCCCCCTTTGACGAATGTACGCGAGACGACGAACGCGTTTGCTGCAATTGTCTTCGTTCCTACTACACAACTCAAGAGAACTTTTATTATCTAAATCTAGGGTGATAACTTTTTTGATACCCGAATCTCTCAAAATGATCTTTGTATTGTCGACACTGTTATTTTCAACCGCATAAATATCCTGGTTGTATTTTTTGATAGTGTTCAAATTCTTTTCGAGGTACTTTTCACCATCCTTTACGATAAACACAAATGCTATCTTCATACATTTAGCTTATAAAATTATTACATTTTATTCATCATAAGGATCTTCTTCGGGGAGTGTTTCGATCTCACATACAGGTGGTGGTAGCTCTTTCTTTTTACGCGTCTTCTTTTCTTTGGGTTTTGGAAGTTCATCGAGGTGTTCTCTAAAATAGAGAACTTTATCCCAAAATTCCCTCATGACTGGGAGATAGGTCTTCCACCATTCACGATCCCTCTTTACGTTCGTAACATCAAATTCTTCTGGTTTAGGCCAATTTGTCTCTGCGGGCTTGTACTGGATGAAGTCAGCTTCTTCCAGGTCTAAGATTTCCATACAGAGTTGAAGCTGTGGCATGTAGTGCTCCGGAACCACCCCAGGGATGATAGCCCTTTGTGGAGGACATTTAATCTCAACAAGCTTGCCAGATTCGGATACACCGTCTGGACTCCCACCGAGCCATGAGTGTTCGGGATGCGGACAAAGACCAAGCTCGTGAACCACTTCGTTATGTCTCTCCTCGTAGAGAATACGAGCCTCATCTTCAAATTTCTCACCGTGACGGGTGGCTGCATTGCCAGTGAATTTTTCACCTAGACCACACTTCTTGAGTAGAAGATCTTCGGGTGTATCATACTTATTTACACCAATAGCTGTGGCAGCATCTGAAGCAGTTAGCATATTACCACGAAGGGCGAGCCAAGCCTCACTCTTCTGAGCCGCATATTCACGTTCAATTGCAATTTTAACATTTGGATGCATATTAAATTATGTAAAGTTATATTTTTTAAGTTCGTCTAAGACTTGAAAGTACATCTGGGCGGCGTTTTGTTCTGCCTGCTTCTTACTTTTTGCTACACCTCTAGCACGGAACATATTTTCGATATAGATATCTATGTAGAACAAACCCTCATGATGCCCAGATACACGATAATCTGGGAGTGCCCAACCATTAACTTGACAGTGACGCATTAAGTGATCCTTGTAGTTATCATCCACCATAATAGAATTCATATCGACCATCTTTGGATCTTGATAGATTCTCAAAATGAACTCTTTGGTATGAAGAAGTCCAATATCCATATAAATAGCACCGATTAGGGCTTCGAAAACATCTTCCAAAATTTTGGTATTGCTATTCCACCCATTCCGAATACCCTTTTCATCCATAATAACATACTTCTCAAGTTCCATTTTTTTGGCAATTCCTGCGAGTGTTTCTCCACGTACAAGTTTGGTACGAGCCTTAGTTAGAAACCCTTCTTGGCGTTCTTCAAAACGATCAAATAAAAACTTAGTGATGACAAACCCTAGAACAGAGTCACCAATAAATTCGAGCGTTTCAAATGATTCTGTAAATTGTTCATATTCCTTAAGAGCAGATTTATGCGTGAATGCTTTTTGATACAAATCAAGGTTTTTGATTTTTGTATCAACCAGTTGTTCAATTATAGGTTTAGTAACAAACGTTACCATATTTTATTATAATATGTTTTTTGTTTTTAAGCCTCCTTCTTGATGTAATGAGGGCTTAAGTACTTCTGGAGGTTAAGGTAAGTAACCTGAACGTCTGCAGGGGGGGCGAGGAGATCGCGGAGAGTGTCGTCTAGGATAATCTGACGACCGTTTTCGGGATGCTTGAGACCCTTCTCCGTGATGTACTTGTTAATAAACTTGGTCACCTCAGAACGAGAGATGAGATCACCGTCGGGAAGTCCGAGGAAAGCCCTCAACTTAGGTGTGACATCCTGCTTCCGGTTAAAACCATTGTTCTCAGCGCGCTTCTTCGCCTTCTCACCGTCAGGATCATCCTGAGCATTTTTCAGCTTGCGAATAAGCTTAGCTAGATTCTTGACATCGGTGCGAAGAGCGGTAAGTTCGGTCTGAATGTTTTCAAGAGACATTATATCTATTTTAGGAATGTAATCTTTAAGCTTATAAACCCCCAAACAATAATCAACCAAATATAAAACAGTGGAAGTTTAGTTTCGTAGTTAGAGCGTGGTGGCTTTGGTCTATCAACATATCTGTATGGGGGTCTAGAAAAATCATCGACACACCCACCTTCACAGCAGTCTGCACTGCATGGTACAATATTGACTCCTTGTCTCTTGGCGCAAAATTGTTTCATGTCATCTTTATATGCGTAGCATCTACAGTCACCGAAAATATTAGGACATACCATATTATTATATCTTGATATTATAATGGACGGTCAAATATATTCTGAATCGATAATAAATAAATTCAGGGAAGAAAATTTATTTTTCCGGGACCCAAAACTGAAGAAATATTACGAACGAAATCTTCAGAGAGATCTTGGGAAATTCAGAAAACGTCTTGTTGATGTTCATAAGAATAAATCTTTTGAAAAGATGATTTATGTTCTCGTCACCGATTCCATTCGTGATATCATACTGAAAACTATAGGAGAACTTACAAGTTTCTTGGCATCATCTGGTGATCTCGTGATAAGTGGAGGTGAGGCATTCAATCTGTATGTAGATTTTAAAGACAGAATCGTCACGAGTGATATAGATGCAAAGTTTGTACCTCGCATTCCCATGAATGAAAAGTATTTCGGTAAGCTCCAAGCTGTCAAATTGTTACTATGGGATAAACTGGGGCAACTCGCTAAACGATTGAACACTCAAATCAAAAATCGTGTCATGAATACCGATAAGAAACTTTCAAAATACCTCGGTATAAATTTTAAAACCAAGGGTCCATACGTAACTAGACGATATACACTCATAAAAAAGAAAAAGACGTCAATTAACAACAAACCCAACAAGGGTGACATCTTCATCGATGTTGAACTTTTCGCACTGGACTTGAATATTCGTTATTTTTCACCCGAGAGTGGTAGAATTGAAGACGTGAATTTAGGTGGCATCTTGGATATACCTTTCATGCGCCCCCGAGAGTTTGGTTATGAAGTTTCTCTCACGAAACGTAAAGGTATAGTTTATAAGGAACCTAAGAGTAACAAATTAATCAATGATAAACGTATTTACATAGCGAGTAAAGAGTTTCTTATTGAAGATATTTATCTCATGCAGAAGCTTAAACTCCGCCCCGAAAAGAAAGAAAAAGATCGACAAAGGTTAGTTCGATTAAGTCAATTAGTAGATAAGCGCATCAAATCTTCAAACAACATGGAAGAAGTATTTAAAAAGATTTTACCTAAAATTACCTCCAAAAAGCGACACTACAATAAAGCTGGTACAGTTTCTATGAAAAGGGCTTCTCGTGTCAATCCATACAAATATAACAACTACACGAGCAAACCTGTACCTGAGCGCCTATCTAAACAGATTGTACATGGTTTGAAACCTGTACTTAAGAACACAAATGTAAATGGTTATACAAAATCATCAGGAAATCAACGTTTTAATACACAGAAACTGAAATGGATTCCTGTAAAAAATAGGGCATACGTAAAAGATGAATTTTCTCTTAGAACTGAAAATGCTAAACCGTTACCCAAAAACCTAAATATGAGTAAGACTTTATACGGTCATAACCCCAGGAGAAATAAATGGGTTCCTAGAAATATACTTGATAAGGCTTCAACCATACCATTTGTAGGTTTAAAGAAATGATGCGAGAGATAGACATAAATGATCTACAACACTCCAACCAAAGGTGATGATGGCCTCTACTTTGTGAAGGTTCTCAATGACGACAAACGTAAGTGTCTCATTCAGCTCAATAAGGTAAAGATCTCCGACTCTTCAGGAGAGATCTCTATGGATGTTATTTCAGAGTCCAACGCTATGAAGATTCAAAACATCGACGGGAGTAATCTCGAATCTGCCCTCGAAAACTGTGAATCTTGGTTTGGTAAGAAACTGTCTGAAAGTGTTATCAAGGGTGCATACACATCCAATCTTGATAATGGGGTAATCACATGTGATCGCCTAGATGTTACTAAGATTTATAACGCACGTCAGGAGATTGTTGAATTTGAAGCTGTTCAGCCAGATAAAACTTGTGATGTCATCCTTGAATATGCCGGTCTCTGGTTTGCCAAGAAAGCTTTCGGTCCAACCTGGAATGTTGTCCAGGTCAGGGTGCATGATGATCCTATCATTGATACTTACCCAGAGGGGTTTGCCTTTGTCGACGAAGATGACCAATAAAAAAATTGTTATACATATATAAAACACGATGAAGGGTCGCCGTCAGAACATACTCATGTTGGTCGCCGTCGCTGCTTTGATCTATCTTCTTTTCACCATGAACAACAAGTCCGGCTACGCAATTGTTGAGCGCGAGTACTCCGCCTTAGCTCCCGCTCCCGCTCCCGCTCCAGGTCCTTCCAAGGCCCCAGCCGACGCTGGATGTGGTATGAACAAGGGCACCGGTCTCGCGTCATCCCTCCTTCCCCGTGAGGTAGCCACCGCTGAGGATTTCGGGCAGTTCGCCCCCGAGGATATTCTCAAGGGTCAGAACTTCCTTGAGCCTCGTCAGCAGGTTGGTTTCCCCGAGACTGTTGGTGGTGCTCTTAGGAACAGCAATCAACAAATCAGGCGTGACCCCCCCAACCCCAAGGATCCCTACGTTTGGAATAACTCCACAATTGTTCCCGATCTCATGCAGCGCGGTCTCTGCGCTTAAAGAATAGGTTATTATAAATATAAATGACATCTGTTGCACCTGATCTCTCCGAGAATGTATCTAAGCTGGTAGAGCTCACAAAACAATTATCAGAAGCTAAGTCTGATATCAAAATCCTCAATCAAGAGGAGAAACGCCTCAAAGATGTAGTGAAACATCACATGGTTAACCAAGGGATAGACACCATTAATCTCAGGAAGGGTAAAATTAGTATTCGCAAATCTGTCAGGAAGGCGGGTATGAACAAAGATGCGATTAAGAATGGTCTCATGACATTTTTTGGAGGAGATGAAACCAAGGTAGAAGGAGCCCTAAATGCAATCAAGGATGGGCTTAAAAGCAAGGAATCAACTTCAATCTCCTTAACAGGTATAAAGGATAAACCCTCTAAAGAAGATAAGTAACTAACCATGGTCTGGAGCCAATATGTATATGAAGCGAACAATGGCTTTGATCATGATATCAGTGACGATGATGAGTATAGCGATGACACTCCTCTTAATATTGAAGACTGGGAAGTCCAATATTCAGATGAAATACGATATATATGGAATATGATTAACACGTTACTTTACGATTCTCAACTTACACACACAGGTAAATTTTGTGATTTCGTTGAGTTCTGTTTTAGAGAACATATACCTCAAATAGAACGCACCACTTGGGAGTATGAGGAACAGACCATGTGGTATGAAGAGAGACTCTTCCATATTTGGAAAAATCTCAGGCGCTGTATCAATGATAACGGACTTCATGAAGAATTAATGAGATGCGCAACATTTAACAATTTTACAGACTACGCCAAAAATTATATGTGTATATATTAAATGTTATCAGATATCACTTCTCAAAAAGTTGCCCTACCTGCTGCCCTTTTTCTCGCACTCAGCCCCGGTGTTCTAGTTACCACCGCGGGCAAGAATGTCAAGTTCATGAACGGCAAGACCAATCAATCTGCTATTTTTTTCCATGCACTCGTGTTCTTCCTCGTTTACAGTCTCGTTGCTCGTGCGATGGGTCTCGTACTCACAAAGACCGATCTTCTCGTGAGCACGTCTCTCTTTCTTGCTCTCAGCCCAGGTCTTCTTCTCACTCTCCCACCCGGCTCCGGTGGTGTTCTCCGCTCTGGTCAAACCAGCATTTCAGCGTCTCTTACTCACGCCGTTGTTTTCGCCGTGGTCTTTGCGCTTTTGCGTCGTCAATTTCCTCAATTCTATTAAGTAAGAAGATGAAGTATCTCGTTCTTGGGCCCGCCTCTATGGGTATATTTTCACTCATAGGAGCTTTAAAAGCTCGAGAAACTTCACTCGCTGATGTAAAGGAGATTTCGGGTTCATCAGCTGGTGCAATTTTAGCACTTTTTTTAGCAGTGGGAATGTCAATGGATGAAATTGTAGATGTTTCACTTTCTCTGAATATTCCCAATTTTGTTAAAATACGTATAGGCTCATTTTTTAACAAATTTGGTTTTGTTGATATGGTTCCTATACGTAAAAAATTAGTAGATATTTGTGGTTCTGACCCTACTTTTAATGAATTAGATATGAAGATATATGTATCGGCTTACTGTTTAAACACAGCTGAAACTATATATTTTTCCAAAGATACACACCCAGATATGAAAGTAATCGATGCTGTATGTATGAGTATGGCAGTGCCATTCATATTTGCATGTGGAAATTACGAAGATAACATATACGTAGATGGTGGAATGAAAGAAGAATATCCACTTACACCATTTTTAGATAAGAAACCACATGAAGTCACGTGTATAAAAATAAAGATGGATAGAATATTTCAAGAAACTATTGATAACCCCAAACAATTTGTAGATGTTTTAGTTCGTTCAGCACTTTCAAACCGAGAAGTGTATAAATTACCAATAAAGATAGTAGAAATAAATGTAGGTGACACAGATGTGTTTGATTTTAACATGAAGTATGAAGAGAAGATAAGATTATACAACACAGGCTATTCAACATAATACTTTTTTTTGTCAGTTTACCATATATGATCGAGGTGTGTGATCCAGATGCCAACATCAGTGACCTGAAAAGGCTGATTAAGCTCAACACAGGCCATGAAATTAAACTGACAAAAAATCAGATATGTCAAGTGTATGATGATATTAAGTCAGATAGGTTACCCTTACCTCCTTTAATTCTGAGTTCAGATAAGACGTACCTTACTGATAAAAAGTCACCCCTTAAACCCAGGGATTATGATGTTTTATTTGACTCTACATCTAAGAAGTCAGATCTTAAACGTATCGCACACAAAGTTGGTTTTAAACCAACTGGACTCACAACAAAGAATCAAATAATTGATTCAATTGGTAAGCGTTTGAGATACATGAATGTTTATGAACCTATTAAAATTGGCAGAAAGGCTAGTCTTAGACGGGAAAAGAATACATTCAACAATGTGAGCACCAATAATTTTAACACCAACACCAACAATTTGAACACCAACACCAACACCAACAATTTGAACACCAACACCAACACCAATAATTTTAACACCAACGCCAACACCAATAATTTGAACACCAACGCCAACACCAATAATAAACCTAACAATAATATTTTTACAAAATCTAATACTCAAGCGAATATTTCAATTCCAAGAGGCAGTGTTTTCAGGACTAAACCTAAATTTCTTCAAAATCAAAAGGTTCAAAACTTTATAGTTTCTAATAAATTCGTTGGTTCTAAATCTGGATATGTATTTAAAACTGGAAATAGAGGTACGGGTTATTATTTAAATTCAGGTAGTCCAAAAACATTTGGCCCATCTATACCTAGTGTTGCGAATGTAAAGCCAGAACCTGGGTTTAAATTTCCAAGTAAATTATTTAATCGCAACGTAAAACCAACTTTTATTACCAACAATAAAAAAAACACCTCCAACGTGGGAACGGGTACCAACAATAAAAAAAACACCTCCAACGTGGGAACGGGTACCAACAATAAAAAAAACACCTCCAACGTGGGAACGGGTACCAACAATAAAAAAAACACCTCCAACGAGGGAACGGGTACCAACAATAAAAAAAACACCTCCAACGTGGGAACGGGTACCAACAATATGAACACAATTAGAAAAAATAGAGAAGCTGACTTACTTAAAATACCGAATGTTGATATATCTTACCTTAAATCGTATTTAGGTAGTAATTCAGTCATGAATGTTAACAAAAATAATCTTAAAAATAAAGTGAATAAAGATCGTTTAATTCGGAATTTGCGCAATACACTCAGTCCTCCATTTTATGGAAAAAGTAGCGTTAAATACGTAGATCCTAATAGATATGAAAATATAAAAAATATAATTGAGAACAAGATTTCTTCTAAAAATAGTGATAAATTACTTCGAAAACTTTCTTTAAACGCCAAGGTTTCTAAAGAATATGTGAAAAAATTTGCAGATGGTACTCCATATATGAGTGTATCACTTAATTCTCTCAAAATAAAAAGAAACAAAGATCTCGAAGTCTATAAATTGAATACTGCTGATAAGAAAACAATTTTCGGTTTCAACAAAAAAGTTAATACAACGACCATGAAATTTATACCAAATAGCGAATATAATAAACGTTTAGAAACCGCAAAATTGGAGCTAGAAAGAAAACGCGAAGAAGCCGCAAAGAAAAAGAAAAACAACAACAACCAACCCACCCCTAACAAGAAAAACAACAACAACCAACCCACCCCTAACAAGAAAAACAACAACAACAACAACCAACCCACCCCTAACAAGAAAAACAACAACAACAACAACCAACCCACCCCTAACAAGAAAAACAA